TTTTTTTATAACTTTAAAAGCGTTGGGTGATTTTACACAATTGCTTGAAGCTAAAATAAGAAATGTTATTTTTATAACACAAGATTCTATGCAATTTATAATTGGCGCTTTTATAGGAACTAAAATGCTAAAAGTTGGTTCGGACGGTCTAATTTATTACGCCAATATATCCCCGCCAAAACAAAGAGCGTCGCCTTCACCCCCCAAAAAACGCAAAACCCGGTTATCAAGCTAATAATAGATTTTATAATATATATTTTATATTGTGATTAAATACTATAGGGGTTCCCCTATAGTATTTACAATTTATTTATTTTTTTTTTATATTCTATCAAGTTAAAACCGTCTATTCATTGATTCAACCAGGCGACTAAAAGCGTTTAAATTTGTCCAGTCTGGGCGTTTTGGTATAGCAAATCCAAAATCTAAAACATACATTTTACCGTTTTTATACATAAAATTTCTTATATTAGGATCGTTCTGAACTACGTCTGTTTCGTCAAGTTTTTCTGCTACATGGTATAAATCGGCTATCACTTCTTCTTTGGTGATTTGATTTTGTTGAATCAAATCTAACAAACGATAATCCATTTTTTCCATCACTATATATTTTTCTTCAGGGTTAATATCAAAAACTCTCGGAACCACTCCAGAATACGAGGCTAAAATTTGAAATAACCCTTCCTTTTCTATGTTTTTCGACGACTTAGTTTTCTTAAAAGTTTTCATCGCGTATTCAACTCCGTTATACCGCACGAGAAACGTAGAACCGTCTTTTCCGGTTTCCCCAAGCTGATTAAAAACCTCGTAAGAAGCTTTTGTTAAACGTCGTGAAAATGGTGAATATTTTCTTTCAGGTGATCTACCTTTTCTATTAGGTGGTGGAGAACGTTTTCTTTCAGCACTTCTTGTTTTTCGTTCAGTCAGTTTTACAGTATCTTTTTTATTTTTAACAGGTGAAGGAGAACGTTTTCTTTCAGCACTTCTTGTTTTTCGTTCAGTCAGTTTTACAGTATCTTTTTTATTTTTAACAGGTGAAGGAGAACGTTTTCTTCCTACTACACTTCTCGTTTTCCTTTCATCGTTCTGTTTTTTTAAAACAGCTTTTCCAATTTTTCCAGATTTCTTAACGTACTTACCAGTTGCAGGGTTAAGAATTTTATCATCACTTTCTTTCTGTTCTTCAGGAGAATGGGAACGTTTGGTCTGTTCTTTACATTCAGTACCGTCGATATCATTCAACAGTTTTATTAATTCTTCTTTTTTCATTTTAGAAAATCCGCGGATTTTCATAACTACTTTATCTTTGATTAATTGTCTTAATTCGCTTACTTTTAATTTTGAGTACTCCATTATTTATTATATATAATTTAAATATACAAATATTTTTTAATTTCAATTTTTTCAGATACTATATTTAAAAAAAAAATTGTTATATACAACTTGTATATTTATACAAAATGAAAATTTGTATCTATCAAAATGATATATATAATTACGAAACAGTTGGGTATATTTTAGAATATTGTAGTTATTATAATTTTAAAGTTCATATTTATTCTAATTTTTGGAATGATAAAAGTTTGTGTAGCTCTTATTACAGATGGTATAAAAAATTTTTTACAGAACTAAATTTTCTGATATTGAATGAACGACCTGATAATGTTTATGATGTTGTCTTCTATCTTAAAGATAAAAATAAATCTTATTTTATTCCAGATAACGAAATGAGAAATACTATTTCTATTGAACATTATGGATTTGCAGACATGAATGATATTTCCGTCTGCAAATTAGGAACTCGGAAATTTATTGATAGGTCTGAAATACCTTTTGCATATCCGTTTTATAATATTATTTCTAAATATAATAAGATAGAATTAATTAAAAACCATACAAGACTGAGAGTGTTATTTGTTGGAAAATTCAATATACCAACATCTTTAACTTTTTCTTATTTTGACAATTTTGAAAATATTGATTTTTATATTATTAGAACTGAAAAAGATGAAAACTATTTTGAATATTTAGAAAAAACTTCAAATATGTATTTTTTTGAAGAAGTCGATTGTGAGTCTTTAATTAATTTCATGACAGAAGCTCATTATATTTTTTTTAACGATTCTGTAATGCACGAATATTATGCACATGTCTTTAATGAAACTTTACATCTCGCACTGTCTTGTTTAACAAGATGTATTATACCTGAATCATGGAATAAATATTTGAATTTTAATAGTGTTTTAATCTACAACGATACACAATTTTTAAGTCCGAACGGACAATTAAAAATAAGTATTGAAGATTTCAATATTTATTTACCTTTTATACAAGAGGAAAGACAATATTATATATCTGCTAGAAATATTATTTTAGATAAAATAATTAAATCAATTACAAATATTGAACCAGTAATTGATAACTGTAAAAGTTGGTTTTCAAAAACTTTAGATATCTTATCAGTTAAAAAACCTAATATATTTGTTGAAACTGGAACGTATCTTGAAAACAATATTTTGTCTATTTACAGTGAATTTCGAGAAATTCACTCTATAGATATAAAAAAAGAATTTATTGATTCGTTCGAATATATTTTTAAAGATTCTAATAAAGTTTTTTTATATGAAGGAAGTAGCAGCTCAGTTTTGGAAAAACTGAGTAAAAATATTGAAGAACCAGCTATTTTTTATTTTGATGTAAATCTTTTTGAAATAGCAGGTGATAATAGATGTCCTATGATAAGGGAATTGGAAATTTTAAATAATAGAAATTATAACGATGTTATAGTTATAGATAATATAAGATTGCTCGATGAAAAAGAAATAAACGGTGTTGAAAATGAATATTTTCCTACTGGTTTTGATTTTAACCATGTAACAGTAGAAGATATTATGTCTGTTTATACTCGACCTTGCGGTTATTATAATAGTATGTACGGAATGGATAATAGATTAATAATAATTCCCAATTAATTTATTTTTACAATTTATTCAGTTTAAAAATTGTAAAAATTTATATAAAATGATTATAGCTATATATCATTGTCAAGATATTCATTTTGAAATGATTGGATATCTAGTAGAATATTGTATAAAATATAATTTTGTATGTCATATTTATCAACGTTCGCAATATAAAGATGATGGTTATAATATACCTAAGTCTTATATGGAATGGTATTTAGAACATTTCAAAGATAGTATTCGTTTAATACACGTAATATATAGTTACTATATACTAGAAGAAATAAATTACGATGCAATTTTTTTAGCAACCGATGATGCTTTAGAAATTCCATATATAGAGAAATATAAAAGTAAAATTATATCGATCAATCATTTTTACACAATAAGAAATGATAAAGTCGCAATTGATATCGGAACAAGATTTTTTTCTAATAGGCCAGAAATCCCTTTTGCTATTCCATGTTTTAATATTATTTCAGAATACGATAAAAGACATATAACTAAAAACCAAACACGAGTTCAAGTAGTTTTTATTGGAAGATTTAACATCCCTTCATCTAAAACCTTTAGTTTATTTAATAATTTTTCCGATATAGATTTTCATATTGTTCGATGGAAAAAAATAGAAACAGCGTACTTTAAATTTCTTAAGAAATTACCTAATATATACATACACGCTATCGAAACTAATGATGATTTGGTAGATATTCTTTCAAAGGCTCATTATTGTTTTTTACATCCGATGACCATTATGGGTTATCATTTTATGATGTTAAGCGGTGTGTTACATTACGCTTTGTCTTGTCTTGTTAAATGTATAATACCTTTAACTTGGAATACACGTCTAAATTTTACTTCATTTTTAGAATATGATGATTTGATATTATCAATGCCTGGAAAACAGTTAAATTTAACCGTCCAAGATTATATAGATTCTATCGAGAAAATAAATTTAGAAAGATTTAACTGTATTAAACATCGAAATAATGTTTTTGATAATGCTATCAAACAAATTACAAACATATCTGCTGTTTGTAAAAACAACAGCAGTTATGTTTCTTATTTGTTTTCAGAATTATATATCACGCTACCAAAATTTTTAGTAACTGTTGGAAACATTTCAGAAAATGAATTATTACTTTTTAAAGATGATTTTAATGAAATAGTTTGTATTAATGATAATGTTTTTTTATCACATTCGTTAAAATTTATCTGTAAAAATATATCACATATTAATATTCAATACGATTCTGATATTATTAGAAGTCTTGATACAAATATAAAAAATAACGACTCAAAACCAATTCTGTTTTTTCTCGATGCTTCATTATCTGAATTTTCAGATTGTGCAAATGAACAATTAATAAAACAATTAATAATAATAAGTACTAGTGATACCAATGATAATATTATCATTATTAAAAATTGTAAAATTATCACCGGTGATAATTTTACAATTTTTAATAATGATACACGAACTAGTTGTTTATCTGAAGATATTATATATAAAAGTTACAATAAACCGTGTCATATTATAGTTTTCAAATACTTATACGATGGAATATTAATCATTCCCGCTTATAATGAAATAACAAAAAATGTATTTCAAGTTTGTATCAAACCTTATAATCATACGCGGATACCGCCTATCGTTATAGAAAATATTAAAAATAAAAGTTTAAATTTCAACTATTCTTTATATACAGATAGAGAAATAATGTATATTTTACAAAATTATTCAAATAATATAGTTGAAAAATATAATTCTTTTTGGTTACCACATCACAGAAAAGATTTTTTTCAATTACTCTATTTATATTCAAATGGTGGCATACATATAGATTTAGATCAAGAACAATTGGTACCTTTAAACGACATACTTTATAACGCATCATTTATTTCTATGATTCCCGTTCTTAAAAAAGATGGGCTATGTATAGGTTTTATGGGCGCTTCTAAACATAATTGTATTGTTAAAGAAATGATTAACAAAATTTTAACCGCAAATGTTACAGAATATATTACATTATGTAAAATATCTGGAAAAGTTTTAAAAGATTTTATGGGTGTTTCAGAATTAAATGAAGGTATTTATAAAATAAATGGTCAAACTATTGTTTTGTTGCAAGAAATATGGGATGGGCCCGGAAATTATAAATCTTGTAGAGGTGTGTTTCAAGAAAAAATTATTTTGAATTCAAGATATTCAGATTACCCGTGGAATTTAAACACTTAAATTTTTATACTAATAAAAATTTGATTTTAAAGAAAAAAATCTTTAAAATCAAATAGGAGCAATGGAATCTACTAATAATAAAGTTAAACAAAATAATAAAAAATATATTAAGGTCGACCCCATAGACCATATATTACTACGTTCAGAAATGTACGTAGGACCCACATCTTGTAAAAAGATAGATGAATATATCGCTAATAAAAATGAAAGCGGTCATTTCGAGATTGAAAAATCTGAAATACTTTTTTCACCGGCACTATTAAGAATATTTGTAGAACCATTATCAAACGCATTAGATAACGTAGAGAGAAGTAAAAATACCGCCACACCATGCACAAAAATAAAAGTTAATATAAATAAAACTACAGGCGAAACTACTATTTGGAATAATGGGGATATTATCCCCATCGAAATAAACGAACAATGTAATTGTTATAATCACAGTATGATTTTTGGACAATTACTTACCGGTTCAAATTATAACGATGATGAAGAGAGAATCGTATCCGGTAGAAACGGATTAGGTGTTAAATTAGTTTCTGTATTTTCTACTTATTTTAAAGTTGTAGGTGTAGATCCGGTAAATCAAAAAATATTAACACAAGAATGGAGGCGGAATATGAAAGATACTACCGGCCCCGTGGTAAGAAAAAGTAAATTAACTAAAGGATATACAGAAATTTCATGGATACCCGATTTCTCAAAATTTGGTATGGAACAATATTCAGAAGATATAATCAAACTCTACAGCCGATACGTTATAGATGCGGCAATGCTATCAAAAATTGAAGTTTCTTTAAACGATGAGATAATACCAGTTAATAACATTCTTTCATACTCTCAATTATACAAGGGAAAAAATGAAGAATATTTAACGATTAATACTCCTACTTCTTCGGTAGTTATAACGTCTTCAACAGATGGTTTTCAAGCTATTTCTTTTGTGAATGGCGTTTATACACGATTAGGAGGGCAACATGTGGATGCTTGGTCAGAAGCGATTTTTCGCCCTATAATCACGAAGTTTAATAAAAAAGGAAAACCGAGTGTTAATATCACAGATGTTAAAAATTTCTTCACACTCTTCATTGTATCAACTGTCGTTAATCCAGAGTTCGACGGGCAAGATAAATCTAAGTTAGAGAATCCGCAAGTCCAAGCAATCGTTAAAAAATCTCATATCGACGCTATTATGAAATGGAGTGTCGCCGAATTAATTCAAGATATTATTCAAAGTAAAGAATTGCTAACATTAAAGAAAACCGAAAGGAAGAAAAAATCGTTTATTAAAATCGAAGGGTTAGACCCCGCGAATAATGCCGGAACTACGAAATCCCGTGAATGCTCTCTTATCTTATGCGAGGGATTATCAGCTAAAACTTACGCTGTAGCCGGTATTAAGAAAGGGGTTTATGGAAAATCGGGAAGAGATTGGTTTGGAATCTATCCTTTACGCGGTAAGATTTTAAATGTGCGAAATTCTTCTATCGCTGTTATTTCTAAAAATTCGGTAGTCACAGATTTAATTCACGCCTTGGGAATTAAACATCAAACGGATTACACGGTAGAAAAGAATTTTTCACAACTAAACTACGGTAAAATTATTATCATGACTGATTCGGATGTAGACGGTATTCACATCGAAGGATTAATTTTAAATCTATTCCATTTCTTATTTCCTTCTCTATTCAATCGAACCGAATCGTTCATTGTGAGTATGAAAACACCCATCGTTAGAGTCTTTCAAACGAGAGCCGATCTACTGTTTTACGATGAGAGACGATTCAAAGAATACGCTGCGAATCAAAAAAATAATTTTAAAAAAAAATACTACAAGGGATTGGGAACTACGAAACAAGAAGATGTTCCCGATACGTTTGGATTAAAAATGGTAGAATATGGAAACGATCCTTCCACAAACGAAAATATGAATAAAGTTTTTCATGTTAAATACGCGGACGATAGAAAAAATTGGTTGGCGAACTATAACGGCTCAGACCAAACATTTTCTCTCGATGATAGTGGCGAAATTACAACTATGGGAATCACAAATTTTATTAATCACGAGATGATTAAATTCTCACATGACGATTGTAAGCGTTCGATTCCTAACGCTATCGATGGATTAAAAGAATCTCAACGGAAAATCCTTTACGCTGTTATGAAGAAGAAATTAAAATTTAATGGAACATCGCTAAAAGTCGCCCAACTCGGCGGATATGTGGCAGAACATACGAACTATCATCACGGAGAACAAAATCTATTTGAAACGATTACTAAGATGGCGAACGAATTTCCAGGCTCTAATAATATTCCTTTACTCGATAGAGACGGAATGTTCGGTTCTCGTAATAGTGGTGGAAAAGACGCCGCATCTCCAAGATATATTTTTACAAAAATGGACGCTCTAACACATTTACTCTATAGAGAAGAAGATTCACCTCTCTTAGAATACAATATAGAAGATGGTGATTCAGTAGAGCCGAAATTTTACATTCCTATTTTACCTGTGATATTAATCAACGGTTGTCTCTGCGGTATAGGTACCGGTTGGTCTTCAAATATTCCTTGTTATAATCCATTAGATTTAATTGCGTGTGTTAAGTTATGGTTGGAAAATGACGGTGAAGTATTCTTAGAAGACCCAGATAATGAAGGGTGTGTATTGGATATTTTACCAGATATTCAACCATGGTATAGAGATTTTACCGGGACGATAGAACGCGATAGCGAAACACGTTATATATCGTACGGTGTGATTAATAGAGAAAAAACAAATAAAGTAGTAATAACCGAATTACCTGTGGGAATGTGGACAGATAAATTCAAAGAAATGTGTGAAGAGTGTGTAGAGAAAAAAGAGATATCGAGTATGAAAAATTATTCCACCCCTAAAAAACCGCATTTTATACTAACAGAATCGGACGATGGTTTTTCATGTAATTTAACAACCTTAAAACTATATACTTATCTAAGTACGTCTAACATGGTTTTATTCAATGATGAACAACAGTTGAAAAAATTCAACAAGGTATCGGAAATCATAAACACATTCTGTAGGGTGAGACTCAATTTTTACGGAAAACGAAAACAATATATGTTAAAAGCGATGGATAGGGAATTGCGAATATATGAAAATAAAGTTCGATTTATAGGGGCGGTCATCTCTAAAACGATTGATATTATGAATAATGAAGAAGATGTAGTAATAAATCAACTTGAATCTGAAAACTTCGATAAAGAAAATGACAGTTATGATTACCTTCTAAAATTACAGATTCGAAGTTTTACAGGGAATAAAATTCGAGAATTGACAAATCAGATAAATATACTATTAGAAAAAATAACATTGTTAAATGAAACAACCGAAAAACAGATGTGGTTAAACGAGATAGAAGAGTTTAGGTTGGAATATGAAATATATTTAAATAATATTATTTCGACCGAAGAAAAAGCCAATAAAAGAAAATAAATACTATTTATAACTTTATATAATTTTAAAAATTAAAATTATATAACAATTAATCTAAATATTTAGATTAATGCATCTTACGAGCGCGTCGCGCCTTCCTCTTAGGAGATGCAGCCTTATGAGCCTTTCGGTGCTTACGGGAAGCACTACGACGCTTGGGGGAAGCACTACGACGCTTGCGGGAAGCACTACGACGCTTGCGGGAAGCGCTACGGCTCTTGGAGGCACTTCGGTGTTTGCGGGAAGCACTACGACGCTTGGGGGAAGCGCTACGGCTCTTGGAGGCACTTCGGTGTTTGCGGGAAGCGCTACGACGCTTGGGGGAAGCGCTCATACTCTTGGAAGCGCTTCTGTGTTTGCGGGAAGCGCTACGACGCTTGGGGGAAGCGCTACGGCTCTTGGAGGCACTTCGGTGCTTGCGGGAAGCGCTACGACGTTTGGGAGAAACCTTTGATTTCATCATCATTTTGACCAATTTATGTTCGGCGGGAGTTAATTTCATCTTTATTATTATACAAAAAAATAAAAAATAATTATTTTTTTAATTTATTTAATTTATTTTAAAATAAATTAAATATTAATATTTTTAATATTCAAAATTCCATATATTACAAATTTTAATAATTTCGTTTGTTATTGGAAAAAATATACGATGATGATAACGACCGATTGCTTTTTTATTTTCAAAAACAATTCCGCTTTCTTGATGCCATAATTTATTTAATGTTGGTTCGTTTTCTAGAACTATACATTCGGGTGAAATTCGTGGTTGAGGTAATTTAAATAATTTTTCACTGTCGATAGTTTTTAAATGTGTAGCGCATAGATTATGACCTCTGTTCTGATTTTTATTTCTAATACAACGCCCGCATTTATCTCCTTTTTTATCTCCTTTAATATAAACGTATTGACATGTTTTTTCTATTAATGTTCTACTTAAATCTACTATTTTTTTTTTATCTTTAAGATTTTCACCTAAAAAATCTATAATATTATTTTTGATATCGTTTAATTGATAATTATCTATCAAATTATATTTAGAAAAGTTTAGAAATAGATTATTTAAAATAATTTCTGATTTATATTCGGAATACTTATTCATTATGGAATTATTTTTGAAAATGAAAAATAATCCTTATTTTTCATTTTTTTATGAGATTTTAGTGCTTATAATTTTACTTGTAATAAATTATTATCTTCAAACCATTGTTTTAATTCACCGCAAGTATTTTTAATAGGTTTCACTGAAAAGTATAAAGATCGTCTCAAATCGTCTTTTGTTAAATCATCTCTTTCTCGCCTCGCTTGATTGTAAAAAGTTTTAGCGATTTTATTTTTCAGTACCATATCCCATAATTCGTCTTTTGTTTTTTCTATGTAAAAATTAGGAGGAAAATCCAGTTTTAAAACATCAGAAACTATTTTAGTTAATTCTTCCTTATTCCATGTAGTACATTGTTTACCGGTGGGTATTTTCCGTTTATCTTTATTAGCAATATCATCGGATACATCGCGAATACTAAATTTATTATCGCTTGTATTATAAATACCGTAATATCCATACGGATTATTTTCGTATCGTTCTGTATCTTTTGGATTTTGTTCTTCTATATTTGTTGTTAATTCTTCTTCGTTACAATTGATCCATTCAAAATTTTTCATACATCTTGTAATATCAGACTCCTCTGATAATAGATAATGGATCCACACTAATGAAGAATTTTGCTTATAGAATTTCTTAAAATATTCTAATATAATATCTCGAGCGATTACGTTTATATTCATCCGTTTTTCAAGTGATAAAATACATGATTCCAATATAACAGCTTTCACCTCAGTAGAAAATGTGCTCAGTATAGACCCTATCTCTTTTTCATCGGTAGAATCAAACATTTTTTGAATCTGTAAAGGTATATTTTTATAATGTAAGTCTCTTACTAATTTTTTAAATTTAATATCTATTTTATTAGAAGGATTTTCTACATAGTATCCCGAATAGTAATCGTTCATCGTATCTATACTATCTACCAAATAGTAATAATTGTTGTATTCTCGTAAAAAAGAAACAAAGCCATATTTATTAATTATTTCAACGTTATTAACAATAATATATCTTAAACTTGTTAGTATTTCAAACTCTGAATATTCTGAAAGATAATTTAAAATTTCTTCTAAAGTAGCGGAAAATTTAATATTAAAAAAATTTATTACTAGAGGATTTATTTCATCTGTTTCAGCGTAATAAAGCTGGTACGTTATTTTATCAATATCTTTGCTCTCTAACTCTTCAGATAGTTGAAAATCGCAAGTATAATTACAATCCGTATATTCGCACTCTCGTTTTCCATCTAATCCTGTTTCCAAATTTCTTTTATAGTTTAGAGCACAATCTACAGCTACTTCTTTTATCGCTCTTTCTATACCTTTAATCACTATATCTTTTTCTTCAGAAATCTTATACATCTGTAAATCGATCGATACATTATCCCATCGATTCGGCATAGATACGCGTTGAGATATTTTCAAAACCGGAACGATTCCAGCATTAATCAAATCTTTATGCGACCCTAACCTGTACCCTCTAGCTAGAGCCTGAGATGTTTCAGAATAATTCCAATGAGGTGTTAGAACGTTTTCGAGTTGTATATGTTTTAGAGAAAATCCCTCGCTAATCACTCTCGAACCTATAATAACAGAAATGAACTCTCCGTTAATATTATCGGGTTGATTAAATCGATTGATTATATTTTTAATTCCTTTCTGACTCGCAGTGACATTCGTTATTAAAGCGTATCTCTTCCCTTTTGATGTCTCATCTCCTCTACCTTTAGAGAATCCAAACAATTCCAAAAGTAAAGAAAACAAGATAGAGCCACTCCCCATTACAAATTCACAATAGACGAATGAAGCTTTCCCGTTTTTATAAGCATCTACTATTGAACGAATGGTAGAACTATATTTACTTGAATAGGTATTTATTTTGTTCAGCATCTCCTCTTCATTAGAATCGAATAACGCGTTTCGCAATTGAATTCCTAAACTAAAAACAGTCGTCTCTTTTTTCTTCCCTGTTATTAAGCCGATATTTTTTATTTTTTTATGAATAAATTTTTCATTACTAAAACCGTTTTCACCGTAAGTTCCGTCTGGAAATACGAATAGAGAAGCTTGCCGTGAGTTGTTGTAAATACCTTTATCCTCTATATCTTTCCCGTACGCTTCCAAATACGAAGTAGATTGAAAATCACTCATATAATCGGGGACGACTTTAAAATGTGATAGATCTAAATTTTCACCTTCAAAAACTCTTTCAATTTTAGATTTCATAGATTTCAAATACGATATTCTACCTCTAAAAAAATTTTTCAATATTTGAATTTTTTCAGGATTCAACTGTTTAGAATTTATTAAAAATTCGTCTAAAAAATCTTGTTGAATCGGAATCTGTTTCTCCAACGGTAATATTAGATTCATAACGGTTGCGATTTCTTCCGGTCCATCTTTCATCGGCGTTCCCGATAGTAAGATAATTTTACAATTTTTAACAGCATGTAAGAATCGATGGAATTGTTCATATATTCCGATTCCGTCCTGTTTATCTTGAATGCGGATATTATGAATCTCATCTATCACTATTATTTTATTTGAAAAAGTATCGGTGATTAAAATATTAGACATCTTTTTTAATCCTTTCGCAAATGTTTCAGTTTTATAGAATGAATAGTATTCACCTATTTTTTTATTTAATCGAGCTACTTTTTCACCTTCTGTTAATTCGTTATAATTTTCAGGTATATAACAACCACCCGTGCATTTGAACGCTAACTCATTTTTAAAATTATTGATTAATCCTTCACCTTTGGCAAATATCATCGAGCCAGTAAAATTGGAATTTTCTTTCCTTATTTTTTCTATAATACCGATCGCCGAACAAGTTTTACCGGTTCCCATTTCGTGAAAAAGCAACACTTGGTCATATGGAGTTTGAGATGATAAAAATCTCGCAATAAATTTTTGATATTTAAGTTGTTCTCCGGGAACAGTTGGAATATCTTCAGTCTCGTCTAAACGTTCATCGTAAAATTCTTTTTTTCTATACACAGTATGATAAAAATTATCATCGTAAGGATTTAAAATAGATTCTTGAGAAACTTGTTCTACTGAAGGATATTTAGGTAAAAAATTTTCAATATCTTGTTGTGTATTCTCCGTTATCATTTATTTTTATAATTGTTTTATATATTTATTTTAATATTCTTTTTATATAAAATATATTTTGTGCGAAATATATTTATTTTAAATATTATTACACTGTAAAATTTACAGTGTATTGTTCCTTTTTATTTTGGTAGATAATAAATCTAAGGCGTATCTTAGTAAATGTTTTTGATTTATTAAAGAATATACCGAATATTGAAATTCGTTTCCCGTAGATTTCATTTCTGTTATAAAAATAGAAAATATTTTTGAATGTAAAGGTGTTTTTCCATCAATAATAATAAAATTATTATTATAATAAGTTTCAATGGTATCAACAAAATTTGGGTCAGAATTTAATGAATACTCCAACCAATTTATAAACATAGAACTTATTAAATCTAT